CGTTATAACGGTTAGTCCATTTCAGAATTTTAATAAAGTCTTTTAACGCTCCACGTCTTAAATGTGGTATTGACTCAGCGATAATACTTATTTCGCTATTTGGGTTTTTTGTAGCATAATCAATTAGAACTGCTAAAATAGAAAAAGTTTTTGAAGCCGACGTGCCACCTTGAACTATCTTAATTCGTTTCTTCAGTTGCCGTATCTTGTTGACGGCTGTCGTTCTCTTGAACATAAGAATTGTATATTTTCTTCAACTCGTTAACACGGTCTAACAAGCAGCTTCCACAACTTGTAAATTCTGCAGGTTTGTTGAATATACTTGTATAAATTTGGTTTAATCTATATTGAACCGTTGGAACAACTGCGCCACGTGTAACCTCGAAAAATTCCTTTAAGAAGTTGTAATCTTGTTCAGTTAAACAATTAGGTTTGCTGTAAGGAAACAGCTTGTTAAGTGCTTCCTTTCGTTGGTCGCAACCGCAATCGTCACCAGCAACAAATTTAACAAGTGCTTTAATTCCAGTTGCCGTTGTGATTTGGTCGATAGTATCTCCTAATCCTTTTGCTTTTCTTTTTGCCATTATATCAATTCTAAATCGTTATTAACTAAATCCTGATAATCTTCTTTGCAATTCGCTTTTAATTTGCGCTTACATTCGCTAATCGTATCGAATACTGAACGCAAACTAATTGTTGTTCCGTCTGAAATATCTCGCATTGATTTTCCACTTTCTAAGTATAGTTTAAATAACATAGAATCGAACCAATGCCAACTATTAATTTCAGCTTCTATACTTGCGTTAAAACGAAATTGCGCCTCGTGATATTCGCTATTATCAACGGCTTCGATATTCAAAGGTAAATCATTTGTTTTATAAATTTGTTCTTTTGCCTTTACAAAGTTTAAAAATACAGATTTTAAAGTTAAATAAATGTAGTATTCGTTCACTTTGCCGTCAACAATAATGTCTTGGGGTTGCTTGTTGCGATGTAATCTAAGGTACATTTCTTGAACCAAATCTTCAGCGTAAAAATACTCGCCGAAGCTGTTGATTACTTTAACGTAGTTGTTATGATTTTTCGCAACTTCGCCTAACCATTTCATTCATCAGGAAATAAAGGTTGTTCGATTACGGTAACTTCCTGAACGTTGTGGTTCATTGATAGTTTTTTCAGTTCTTCGGGGTTTGCAATCAATTTCATTAAAGCCATTTGTAAAGCTGGAGCGTTTGATTTATACCACTTTGAACGCATAGAAACTTTAAGTTCGGTTCTGTTTTGTTCCAGTAATTCTTTTAGCTCGTTACTTTCGTTACTTTCAATAGGGAAATACTTGTAATAAGTTTTTTTTGCAATAGGTAAAAAAGCAACTATATCTTCAATGAAAAACAACTTGTGTTTGACAATCATTTCCTTTGCCTGTTCAAATATCTTTTGTTTGTCGTGTGCCATTGTCTAAAATTTTAGGTGCTATATTTTTCCAATTTATTCGATGATGCCATAAAGCACCTCTTTTTGTGTTGTGTCTGTTTATAGTTAATTTAGCGTTGTTTGGGTCTTTAAGAATACTTCCAAATGATTTCCTGTAACTTCTGTCAGTTGCATAAATATGTTTCGTATTGCCGTCGATTTTATCCATTTCTGCTGTTTGTGCATTACTTCTTAAAATATTTGCTAATCCAAAATTTGCAATTCCTCTTTGCCATTTACTTATTGAAAAATTCACATCTTCATTTAAAATCATATTTAAGTCTGATGTTTTCCAACTAAAGTCCATTATCCAAACTTGCATTATATTTCTTTTATAAGGTATTGGCATTGCTCCACCACTATGCCCCCCAAATATAATTCCTGTTTCTAACGTCATCTCATGTAATTTTTCAATTACTAAAATTAACCTTTTACGATTATATTGATTTAATGGTTTACTCGCTGTTAATCCACCTCCGTAATCGTCATCTAAACAGACGCAAATATCTCCACTTTTTTGAGATTCTAAAATACTTGCAACCCTACCAACTGCCGCTCCATTTTCAATATTAGTTCCGCAAAAATCTACAAAAGATTTACATAATTCAGTATCGTAAACTATTACTTTATCTTTGTAGCTTTTGGCTAATTCAGAATAACAATCTGGAATTAAAACTTTATAATCAAAGCCTTTCCTATCTAAATAACGAACGGTTTTATTTTTGCTTTTTTCTTGAATACTTAATACATAAAAAGTCATAATTCAAAAACGCTTTCTGACAATTCTACAAAACCTCTTTTAAGTGCTTCTTTAGGTGCTAAGATAATCATCCCTAAATCTTTAAATAATTCTTTAACTTCTTGATTTTGTTTGTCGTAATAGTCGGCTATTTTTTGAAAATTAAAATCAGTAAAAAAACTTGCTCTTGCTTTTAAAATTTCTTTTAATTTATTGTCAATCTCTAATAAATTGATTTTATCAATTAACAATTTTGTTTTATCTAAATTTGCTAATTCATTTATATTAGGAACTATTTGAGATGGTGTGTAAAAAGGTATTTCAATATCGAATAAATCTTCTTCGTTTAAATCCTTTGTTATCGGCACATCCAACCCCCAATCCTCCAACTGTTCAACATCCCATTCATTAGCCAACATTTCAAAATCCCACTCGCCACCCGAAACGTTATCTTTAATCAAAAACTCACGTTGTTGTTCTTCCGTAAGGTTATCAGCAATAATAATTGGTACTTCTATCATGCCTGCTTCTTTACACGCTTTCAGTCGCATATTACCACCGAGAACAACCATTTCAGCGTTAACAACAATCGGTCTAATCTCAAGCATTTCAGGAAGTTCTTGAATTGATTTAACCAACTTCTTAAACTTGTCGTCTTTGATTAAACGTGGGTTGTTTGGGTTGAGTTTAATATCGCTTATTTTTACTTTTTGACTTTTCATAATACAAAATTAGTCTTTTTTATTAAGTGATTTAGCGAATTTTCTAATTTCTTCGATTTGGCTAGGGTAACAAGTAACAGAGAATGTTTTGATTTTCTCTGTTACTGATGGTCGTCCTGCTCCTAATCTTTTTCCTCCTCTTTGCATTAGGCTGTTTTGTTTAGTTTGCTAAACCATTCACCTTTAAAATTTACGTAATTATCATTTTTTCCATTCAATGATATTTTACGACCATTTTTATTAATATAGTGCGTGTTATTGTTTTTGTACTTATTGTTTAAACATAAGTCACCGAATGCGTAAAGTTTAGCTGAATTGCAAGATATTAAATTCATTGAATGATAATAAATTCCATCTTTACCTAATAAACTTTTATATTCCTCAACGTTTTCACAATTGTAAACTTGTTCTGTATTTAAGAATTTTTCAATCTGATTAATAAGACAAGTCATTTTAATTTTTGCTAATCTACCAGCGTTGTGATTGAAACTAACTTTTGTTTCTTTTACTTCTTTGATGTTGCAATTAGTAGCTAATTTCATTTTTTCAATGTTTGCAAATGGAACAACGATGTTACATTCTACTGTTGAAAAATCATTTACTAATCTTACTTTGTTGTTTTCGATAACTGCTTTCATAATGTTTTATTTTTTTTGAGTGATTAATTATGAAACAAAGATAAGGTTTATTTTGATATAATCAACTATTTAATCAAAAATAATTCATAAAACTTTTTTATCATTTACATAATTGGTATTAATTCTTGTATTTCTTGTTGGAACTGCTCGAAGTCTTTCCACTTGCAAAGGTAGTAAATGCCACCATCTGCTTCAACTTCAATCTGTCTTTTTAATTGTGATTCTCGAATTTGATCCTTACCTATTTTTAATTCAAGTGAAAGAAATCGACCGTAAATAATTCCCTCGATGTCGCTCATTCCTTTGTTTGAACTTGGAATGTAACCTACATTTTTACGCCATTTACCTTCGCTTGAAATTCTACGAATTGAACTGCTGCCGTAAACGTAACGCAAATAGTCAAGTATTAGCTTTGTTATGCCGTTCGTGTCGTGAATTGAAACATTATAAGCAGGTTGTAATACAACTTCATAAGGAACTAAATTTTTATCGTATTCAGTCAAAGTAACAGCTTTTTTTTTCTCTTTACTTTTCGTTAATGAATACTTGCGTTTAGGCACG